CTCCCACGTCCGGCTTTGAGGAGAGTGAGGAATTTCTCATCCAACAATATGGTGAGATACCCTCCCGAGAGGAAAGAGAGGCATATCACCGTGGTGAGCAGAGCAGACAATTCGATGATTCTCCTTGGTATGTCAAACAGGGTCTTCCTTCCACGAATCTTGAGCAATTGTTCCCGCGTCAGAAGAATGACGACCTTGTCACCGCCAGTGCAGCCATCGAAAAGCGTCTCCGATTTGCCACCGAGAATCTCAACCGTAAACGTTACGAGTCACGAACTTTCATGGGTCCCATCCTGTTTCTCGGTTACTGCTCTGCCACCGGCATTAAACCCAACAACGTCCCGGCCTTCGACGAACTCCTGTATACCCAATGCATTCACGAAAATGAGTTTGTCAAGCTAACGAAGAAAACTCAGCAGACTCTCATGAACAACGCTGATCGAAGTGATCCCGACTGGCGTGCCACTTTCGTCCGCATTTTTGTCAAATCTCAGTTGAAAGTGAAGCTGGAAACCCTGGGTTCGCCCTTCAAACCTGGCCAAACCTTGGCTTCCTTCCAAGACGCCGTCATTCTTGTCACAGGACCCATGACACGTTATCTCACTATCGTGGCTGACAAATTATACCGACCAGGGTTTTACTACCATCCCGGCCATTCAGCTCTCCAGATGTCTTCCTGGTGCCAGAAACATTGGACCGCCCAGCCCCTCAACGGCACCAATGATTACTCAGCTTTTGATCAATCACAGACTGGTGAAGCCCTTTCCCTTGAAGTTGTGAAAATGCGTGTTTTTAACATACCTGAGCACATTATTCACTATTATGAAGAACTGAAACTCACCCTCACCTGTCAGTTCGGATCTTTGGCCGTAATGCGCTTCACCGGCGAAGGACCGACTCTTCTCTTCAATTCCGATTTCAACACCGCCCTCATTGGCTGCCAGTACGAGATGCCACCCGACACTCCTCTCATGGTCGCCGGTGATGACTCAGCTATCAACGGTGTTTTCCCCGAGAAGAAGAGTTGGCGCCGTGTCAAACGGTACCTCACCATAGAGGCAAAACCCGAAAGCATGAAGACGGCCTCCTTCTGTAGCTGGCTCATTACCCCCGATGGCGCCATCAAAGAACCTCGAGTCGTT